TGATAGCTCAGGTTATTTTAAAACCAGTAAAATGGCTTTATGTACAATTCCTGATGGAGATTTACCATGTGTTGAAGTTAAAGGCGACCCTGACTCAGAATATATATTAGCATTTGACCCGTCTTGGTCGCAAACTGAAAGTTCAGATGATTTTGCGATACAAATATTAAAATTACATCCTGACACTCAAAAAGCTACATTAGTTCACAGCTACGCTTTGTCAGGAACCTCTCTTAAACATCATATCGAATACTTTTTATTCTGTTTAGATAATTTTAATGTTGTTGCTGTTTCTGGTGACTATAATGGTGGCGTTCAATTTTTACAAGCTTGTAATGAGAGCGATACTTTTAAACAAAGAAATATCAAATTACAAACTATAGAAGTTCCTTTTGATAAGCCAGAAGAATATCAAAACGATCTACATAACTATAAATCTCAATATAATAAAACTGATTACAGGTATGTATTCTTACGTAAACCTACCTCAGGTTGGATTCGTCAAGCAAACGAATTGTTGCAAGCCAATTTAGATCATCAAAGATTTTATTTTGCAAGTAGAGCTATTGATGAAAATTATACGAAGCAAAAAGGAAAAAGTATCAATATTGAAAAAATTAAATTTTTAAGAAATGCAGAAGAAACTAAACAGAGTGCTGCCGCTAAAATGATTGATTTTATTGAACACCAATCCGATATGATTAATTTGACAAAGAATGAGTGTGCTTTAATTCAAATAACTACAACCTCTCAAGGAACGCAGACATTTGATCTACCTCCAAATCTAAGGCGTCAAACAGGTCCAGATAAAGCAAGAAAAGATAGTTATTCTGCTTTAATTTTAGCTAACTGGATGACAAAAATATATTTTGATGCTCAACATCATAAAGTTGAAGATATAATAGAAACTTTTGAACCAACATTTATAATGTAATTAAAGTAACTTTAAAAGTCACTTTATAAACTTTGAGTGTAAATTATTTTACCATGTCCGACAAAAGAAAGTATACAAAAAGATCAGATTACTGGAATAAATTCAAGCAGGGCGAACAGCCACTTGAAAATATACTATATTCTAGCCAAGCAAAATCAGAATATGAGCCACAATTATTAGGCGAATCTTTTTATAATTACGAAAGCAAAGCGTATACAAGATCTGGAGGATCAGACTCTACTCAGAGCAGACGTAATAACGCTGCGATTGGGCCAAAAATCTTTAAGTATACAAATATTCGAGCTGGTTTACTTCCTTATGAATATGGTATTGACGGTGTTAATGTAAGAGATGCTATTGAGTTATGTCAAAAAGCATATTGCAATGTTGCTATTTTTCGTAATGCCATTGATATGATGGCAGACTTTTCAAATTCTAATATTTATTTAGAAGGCGGCAGCGTAAAATCAAGAGATTTTATTAAAGCTTGGTTTAAAAAAATTAAAATTTGGCGTTTAAAAGATCAATTTTTCCGTGAATTTTACAGAAGTGGAAATGTCCTTTTGTATACTGTCGATAGCAAGTTTAATGTAGATGATTTTTCAAAAGTCCGTAATTTTGGTTTAAATTTAAAAACTAATAAATTACCTGTTCGTTATATTCTTCTTAACCCGTTTGATATGGTAGCTAAAAGATCTACATCTTTTGAAGCTGGATTGTATGAAAAAATTCTTAGCGAATATGAATTGGAAAGATTGCAGAACCCACAAACAGATGAAGATAAAGAAATCTATGAAGCTTTAACTCCTGAAATGAAAAAGAAGATTAAGCAAAATGGATATTATACTGATGGTATGAAAGTTCAGCTTGATCCTAAAAAATTACGCTTTTCTTTTTATAAAAAACAAGATTACGAACCATTTGGTGTTCCTTTTGGATTTGCTGTATTAGACGATATCAACTTTAAGATGGAAATGAAAAAGATTGATCAGTCAATCTGTCGCACTATTGAAAATGTTGTCTTATTAATCACCATGGGCAATACTCCAGATAAAGGGGGTGTTAATCCAAGAAATATTCAAGCTATGCAGGCGCTTTTTCAAAATCAAAGTGTTGGACGTATTTTGGTTAGCGATTATACAACCAAAGCTGATTTTATTATTCCTGATATTCAGAAAGTGATTGGACCTGCTAAATACGAAGTTGTTAATCAAGATATTAAAGAGGGTTTGCAAAATATTATTCTTAATCAGGAGAAATTTGCAAGCACCGAGATTAAAGCTCAAATGTTTTTACAAAGACTGAAAGAATCAAGAGATGCTTTTTTAAATGATTTCTTACAGCCTGAAATTAAACAAATTTGTAAAAATTTTGGACTACAACAGGTTCCTACGGCTAAATTTGAAACAATTGATCTTCAAGATCCAGCTCAAATTCAAAGGGTTATTACCCGTATGATGGAATTAGGCATTTTACCTCCTGTTGAAGGTATGAAGGTTATAGAAACCGGAGTATTTCCTGCTGCTGAAGATTTGGAAAAAGCCCAAGAAAAATTTGTTGAAGATAGAAAGAAGGGGTATTACAACCCAATAGTCGGTGGTATGCCCGTACCAGTAGATTATGATGAAGAAGAAATCATGATGCCAGTTACTCCAACTGTTGCGCCAGCGCCGGCTCCTACAAATAGAGCTCGTAGCACTTCAAATCCCGGTAGGCCAGCAGGGTCTAAAACATTAGCTAAGACAACATATTCAGTTAGTGGTATTAAAGATATTGCTGATGCAACTAATCATCTTTTTAATTTTATGTCTTCTGAAGCTAAACAAATTTTTAACAAAAAGCGTTTGAATAAAACTCAAAAACAAATGTTGGAAAGAGTTTGTGAGTCTGTGATTGTGGCTAAAGATATGGAAGATTGGGAAGTTACTGCTGCAGAATGTATTAAAAACCCCAATAAAATCATAGATTTAAAGCCTATGTCAGAAATTTTAAATATAAGTTCTGAACATGAGTTAGATGATTATGCTGCTGCTATTTTATATCACAGTAGAAAAAATTCTCTTGAGGCATAATTAAGTGTAAATTTTTTAAAAATGGCGGCTACATTTAAATATAAAACAGAGTATAATTTCGATATTTATGCTACGAATAATTTGGAGGACGAACTTCAAATTAGTAAGGCATCTTTGGATAACTTAAAGCCATTGATTCCTAAGTCTATTGATTTAGATAGAAATATCGATTTGATTGGTGTCGCTTTCAATGCGGCTGTAGTTAATAAATTTAACAGAAATGGTGACGGAATTGATTCTGAGACCGCTGTTGATTTGATTGATTACTTTGTTAATAAACCAACTAATATTGAACACAAAAAGCAAAAAGTTGTTGGTCATATTGTTAATGCCGGTTTTACAGATTTGAATAATGATAAAATTATTGGTAATGCCGCCGCTTTAAAAACCAATGACCCTTATTTTATTTCTTTGGCTTCTGTTGTTTATAAAACCGTTAATAAAGAGTTTGCCGATGTACTCTTACAATCTAGCGATGAAGACAGTGATTACTATAAAAAGATTTCTGCTAGTTGGGAGTTGGGATTTAATGATTATGTTTTGGCCGTCGGCTCACAAGATTTAAAAGACGCTGAAATTATCAAAAACCCCAAGCAAATTGAAGAGTTACAAGCTTTTCTAAAAACTTTTGGTGGAGGTGGAAAGCTCAAAGATGGTACCCCGATTTATAGGTTAGTTGTAGGAGAGGTTTTCCCATTGGGAATTGGATTTACAACTAATCCAGCTGCTGATGTAAGTGGTCTTATCGTTCAAAAGAATATTGATCTAACATTAAATGATAATAAAGATGCACATGCAGAAGCAGATAATATTTTAAAAATTTCACAAAGTGAAAATAAAACTGTAAAAAATAATAATACTATGGATATTACAGAGTTCAAAACCGAGTTCGAGAGGATTCTCGATACGAAGTTAGCGGACAATGCTGAATTCACTCAAGAGGCGGTGGCAAGCGTTGCGACTCATGTGATCGATAAGATCCGTGAGAAGGACGAACAGTTCAAGGCCGAAAGAGAAGCCATCGAAGCTGAAAAAGCTCAGGCTACACAGGATGCAGCAGAAGCCAAAGCTTCGATTGAAAATCTTCAGAAAGAATTGGAAGCGGCCAGCCAAAGAATTAATGAGCTGGAATCTTCCATCAGCGCTGCAGCCGCAGAAGAGTTATTCAATAGCAGAATGGAATCGATCGATGATCTTTATGAATTATCTGATCAGGATCGTACTGTCTTAGCTCAAGAAGTTAAGTCATTAGATTCTTCCGACGCTGCTTTTGAAGATTATCAGTCAAAATTGGCTTCTTTACTTCATCACAAGAGCAAAGCTTTTAAAGTGGAGCAAGAAAAACAATTTGAGGCTAAGGTTCAGGAAGAGCTTGAAAAACGTTTGGCAGGAATGCCTCAATCCACTAAAGCTTCTCAGGAAGCTGTGGCTAGCGTTGAGCAGGCTACTGAAGCCGAAGAGTCCGTGGAAGATGTCGTTGAAAATGTTGAAGTTCCTCATTCGAGTATCGCCAACAACAACGAAGCTTCTTCAGTTGAAGAGTCCTTGACTGATAAGTTCAAGAAGGCCTTCACCAGTGAAAACATTTCAATAACCTATTAAACTAAAATACTACTATGGCACTAAGATTATTACCATTCAGACAATATAGCGACAATGATGTCATCAACCTGTATGCAAATCAGGATGTTGACGAGTCGCCTTCAACTAACGGTAACGGTAGCGCAGGCGTATTGGTAAAGGTATTGAGCGGAAATATGAATAAGGACATTCATGATTTAATTGATAGTTCTTATCTGGGTAAAACTGACTATCCATTCTTGGGTGCAGATAAATATCCCACCGTTCCTTTACGATGCAAAGCCGCAACTACTGGTACTGCAGTTATCGGCGTCACACTTCGACAAACAGTGAAAAATGATGAGAACGGTGAAAAACTGATCTACAATCCTGTTAAGCGTGACGAGTTACAGGCTGTTCTTAGCGGACAGGCTGTTCCTGTTGCTTCTAAAGGTTTATTTACCTTTGATGAAGCTGCTTATGAAAAGGATGCAAACTTTGCACCCGGTAATTTAGCTGTCGTTTCTGCAAACGAAGGCAAGATGACCGGTGTGAGCCACGAAGATTTGGCTGGCAGCACTTATAGTGTTGTTGGGACAATCCTTGGAACAGGTAATAGAACATCTCAGATGGGTAAATCTGATCAGTTCGCTGGTACGGGAACCGCGCAGTACGCGTTGGTTCAGTTAGACTGCTCTGCTTCTTGGACGGTTGCATAATTAAACAATTAGATTAACGAAAGGAAATTTAAGAAATGAAAATTACATTAAAGAGAACTGACGAGCAAGTCGAATTGGTAAAAGCAATGGGATCTCGCAATCGTGAGACCGCATATGCTGCTCAGGTAGCTTTAGCTGAGTTCATTGGTCCGGTTTTAGCCGAAGTAATCAATAACGCTCCTACTGTTAGTAACCTGTTTACCCCATTACAGTACAACGCTGATGATAACCCTTCTATCCCATTAGATTTATATTATGATATTTTCGATGAGGATTACATCAAGGTTTATTCTCAATCCGTAGCCGGTGGTCTTCCGACCAATTATGTTCAACCGACAGCTTCTGAATTGAAGTTCACCACTTACACCTTGGACAGTGCGGTTTCTTTCGATAGAAAGTATGCCTCTCGCTCTAGACTTGATGTCATTGGTAAGACCTTCACTCGTGTCGCTCAGGAAGTACTCCTGAAGCAGGAAAGAACCTCTTCTAATTTGGTTATGACAGCTCTTGCTGGTGCCGCTACCGGTACCAGTGGTGTTACAGCTGCTAACAGACACGCGTTCAGAACAGCTCAGGCAAATCGTTTCTTATTGGATGACTTGAATAAGTTATTCACTAAGATTAAGAGAATTAATGCTTCTTTTGTAGGTGGAACTCCTTCTGGTGCTCGCAGAGGTCTTACTGACCTTTTAGTGTCTCCTGAAGTTGTTGAGCAGATTCGTTCGCTCTCCTACAATCCTATTAACACTGTGGCTCCTGACGGTTCTGCTGTTGGTAGTGGTTCTCAGCCCATCTCATTAACTGATAATGTGCGTGGTAGCCTCTTCAGCCAAGCTGGTTTAACTGAGTTCTACGGTGTGGCTATTATGGAAGTTCTTGAAATGGGTGTTGGCAAACGTTTCAACGATGTGTTTGACACTGTCGCTGGATCTACCACATTCTTAAACCATGGAGCTTCTCAGTCTGATCCAACTGCTGCTTCTAGTGTCTTCAATGGCGCTACCGAAGAAATCATTGTGGGTCTTGACCGTAGCCGTGACGCATTAATCAGAGCTATCGCTGTTGATTCTGACACCGGTTCCGAATTCAATTTAGTGGCTGACGATCAGTTCTCTTCTAGACAGCAGAGAATTGGTTACTACGGCGCTTTGGAAGAAGGACGTATGGTATTGGATGACAGAGCCTTAGTGGGCTTGATTATGTAATCATTATGGTTATTCTTAACTCCACCCCGAAAGGGGTGGAGTTTTTTTTTGAAAAAATATATTTAACATTTATTATTTACATATGGCTAGAAAAAAGAAAGCACCTACAAAGACAAATAATCTAGAAGATATTCAAAATTTTTCTAGTGGTAAACTTGATGACGATACTTTGAAAAAGGTCAAAGAATTAGAAGATGTATTGGGCATCAAGGCAGTTAATCCATTTGGCACAAATGATCCAAATATTTTTGAACAGAAGTTAAAAGACTCCAATTTAAGCGATCTTCAAAATTTAGCTATGAAAATTGGCATCTTTCCAGAAGGATCTAAAGATAGACTGAAAGAAAAGTTGCGACGAGAGTTTAAACGTGTTACAAAGGGTTCTCGTAGCGTTGCGTTGCAGCAACCTATGTCTATTTCCGATCCAAATCATCCAAACCATGAAAAAGCCAAGAAGTTAATGGGAGATGGTTTTTAAAGTAAAAAGGCCCGTCTAAGACGGGCCTTTTTTTAACTTGCTTCATAGCTAGGGGGCGTTCCCTTATATGCCCCGTCTTTTGTTTTATTCTTACCTAATGGGAAATAATTGATTGTTGAAAATCTATGATAGCTACCTTCTATAAATAAACCGTTTTCAGTATCATTTGCGCCACCAACTTGAGTTGAGAATGTTATGTCAACAGTTTGATTATCTCCAATTGCGCTACTGAAATTTTCACTATCTAATCTTGCATTTTTCACTATATATACTAAAGCTTTGTCACCTCTCGTTCCATTAGCTTTAGGTTTATGCATAGTAATAGTAAAATTATGTTTTTGAGGGGCTGATAGTTTTTCAAATAAATTGTTTTCAACTAATTCAGATACAACAGCAGAAATACTGACATCTACATTTAATGGAACATCTAATACACGGCTATATCCAAAAGTATTACCAAGTCTTTGTAAAATAGTTCTACTCATTGGGACGTTAATACTAACGCTTTGCAAATGAGCTAATCCATCTCCATTAAAATCAGTGAAGCCTTGGTAGCTTCCAGAATTAGACATTTGAAATACAATATCTCCGGGTCTTAATGCGGCAATCGGTGCAGATCCTGTATCATATGTAGGAACACTGTATCTAACAAATCGACTAACATTGTTCCAAGGACTGGTGGCGCTAAATTGAGCTGTATCTTGTAAAGTAATTCCAGTTAGACCTTCTATTGAATCAACAGCAGGAATTGCTGGAAAATTTAATCCATTGCCTGATGTTAAAGGCCCATTAGTGATACCGTGAGTTGTAGCTGTACCAGAAGCTGTATCATCTGTTTGTATATTAAAAGCTTCTACGCTAACTGAAGCCGTTGGAACGGCTCCAACTTCAGCGGTTACAGTGTAGTCTGTTATAAATCCATTTCCAATAGCAATAACATTATAATCTGTTCCGTTAGATTTATAAGCTTGAATATCTTGATTTTCTAAATCTGCGCCTTCTTTTCCAACCAAAACAAAATAATTATTGCCAACAGTATCATCCATTAATCCAGATAATGCACTGTATCCAGATATAGCTAAATCCCCTGTCCAGTAACCCGCATTGGCAGGGCGATAGCCACCAGAAGGGTGGCTAGTTGGGATATTAAATCCTAATTTTCTTTCATTTTCTCCATCTGTTAAATAATAATCAAAACTTAAATTAACTGTAGGAGATTCTAATACAATAGAATCGATGCGAGCTAATCTGCCAAACTCATTAATGTCTTGCCTATTAATATTAAAATCAAAATTGATAGATTGAATTCTATTTAATGGTTCTACTAAACTTCTATAAACTGAGCCACTGGCTGCGTAAATGTAAGCTGGACCAGCTGGACCACTAACATGATTTCCAGTTGCTGGATCCATTATACCGCTCCATCTTAAAGATCCTGTTTGATAAGCGGAGTCTTGAGATAAATTAGCGTTGTAATCCCATTGACCCGGACCTGAAGCCGTGTTTACTAGCCCCTGACCAGATTGTAAATGATACCCAGTAGATGATGGGGATATGTACAACGCTTCACTTTGATAAATTATTCTATTACGAGCCATTTATATATATTACACTTTTTTAAATATTTTTCACAAAAAAACCCGCTCCGAAGAGCGGGTTATGATTAATTTAATTATGATTAGGATTGGGTTGTACCGGGAGGTGTCGGTGCTCCAATATATGCGTAAGCATCAGATTTCTTTGCACCTAAAGGCCAGTAAGGCAATGTTGAGAAAGGAGCATAAGAGCCACGCATAAAGATACCGTTAGCTCTATCATTTGAGCCACCAACCTGAGTTGAGAACGCAATATCTACAGTTTCATTATCTCCAATAGAATTACTGTAGCTTTCACTTTCAAGCCTTGCACCTTTAACATCGATCACTAAAGCATCTGCACCGGGCTCGCCACTACTACCAGCTCTTCTTAATGTTAAGCGGAAGTTTGTTTTTTGTGTGGCGTCTAATGCTGCAAACAAGTTGTTCTTCTTAAGGTCAGATAGAATTGCGGATACAGAAACATCAATATTCAATGGTAGATCTATTAAACGAGCATATCCGAATGTATTTCCAAGTCTTCCAAGAATTGTGCGACTCATTGGCACAGAAACTGTGAAACTTTGAATATGAGCTTTTCCATCTCCACTTAATACAGAAAAACCATCATAAGAGAATGTTCCATCTCCATCTGGATCTAAAAATTCCAATAATAGATCGCCGGGACGTAATGCAGTAATGTCATTAACAGCTACTGTACTACTATTAGTATAATCTCCAGTAGTAGAAATTGTGCCACCTCTAAACTCATATTGAATATCAACCTGCTGCCCATTGACATCATCAATACCGGGAACTTGATTACCTGTAACCCCAGCAGAAATAAGATTTCCAGAAATCTTATCATCAACACGAATATTAAATGCTTCAACTGTAACGCTAGCAGTAGGAATTGCCCCTACGGAAGCTTCAATAGTATAGTCACTAATAAAACCATTTCCGATAGCAATAATATCAAAGTCAGAAGCTGCGCTTGTAGTAGTATCACCTTGAACATCAGTACCTTCTTTGGAAGTAACTATAAAGTAGTTATTACCTTGAACATCTTCAATTAATCCAGAAAGAGCTGAATATCCAGAAATACAACCATCTCCAGTATATCCAACTGCATCATCGTTTGGCCTTCCAATTTTTGATTGATACCCAGAAAAATTTGAAGGAAGATTGAATCCCATTTTTCTTTCATTGCCTCCGTCGGTAATATAATAATTAAAATCTAATCCTACGGTAGGCGATTCCATTACAATAGAATCAATACGAGACAATTTGCCGAATTCATTAACATCTTGTCTGTTAATTGTAAAATTAAAATTTGCAGATTGCACTCTGTGCAGAGGTTCAATTAATGTTCTATTGAGAACAGTATTTGTTGAATCACTGAAAACTATAGCAGTTTCGCCATCTGGAACCACTCTTCCTGTGACTCCGGACCAATTAATATTATTATATACATCTACAGAAAGGTTATTTAAACCATTTCCTGTCTGCATATGATAACCTGTAGAATTAGGCGCAATAAAAAGCGCCTGACTTTGATAAATTACTCTGTTTCTAGCCATAATGTTTAAATGTTAAATTTAAAATAATTTACAACTTTTTTGTGACTTTGAGAAATATTAACTTTGCCTTGGAAAACGATATTTGTATATTTCAAAGTCTATGAATCCAACAAATAGATCTACTGGTATCTTTTTATTGGCGCTATCTGATATCTTTGATACTGTTACTCTTTCAATAATATACTTCTCACCGTCATTAGTTGAAGCTGTATTATTGTAATCGTACCCTGTAGGATACGCTGATTTAACGTTATTATATTCGCCAAGCGGAGATCCAGTAAATGGAATATTACCAAATAAAACATCCATCGAATCAGCAAAAATAGATAAAACTCCATCTAATTGATACAAATCTTCTGCAAAAACTACAGCATTGATATCTGTAATAGTGTTGTCATAACCGCCAAAAGCAAAAGGTTCATTTCTTGTTGAGCCGAGAGATAAAAATGCTGCTGGCGTAGCCTGATCGTAAGGAGGAACATAAGTTAAAGTTCTTCCGTATCTACTATTTGTTTTATATTTACCAGCTGTAATTAAAGCTTCTTCAGTTTGATTGCTAATATAAACATTAAAATCTTTTACAGTATAAGTGCCGCTAATGTTTGTACCTGTAGGATAAGTTGAATCAAAAAGCACTCTTCCATTTTCATAATCATAGGTCAGCCCATTTGTACCCTCGGTAATTAAACCAGAATCACCGCTGATTAAAGGGTTAATTTGAGCTGCTGTAATAGATTTGTCGTAAACCCATTGTTTATAAGGAGATCCGAATACAACTTTATTTTGAACTCTTTCATCAGGATAATAGTAGAAATCTGTACTATAAGTTTTATAAGCTTCACCCCGCTCCATCAGATAATGCTCAAACCATAAATAAAAACTTGTTAATAATTCGTGTTGATATAGTGGCTTCATTAAAATTTTTTACTTTCTAATTTTCTAAGTTCTTTATAATAATCATTTAATAGAGAAGACATATATCTAATATTTCTAAATTTACCTCCTCTTAATCTGCTTTTAGTTTGTGCGGCATATCCAGAATTTGAAGTGGATACGCCAGAATCTCTATACAAATATTGGCCCAAACCAGATAGCCCACGTTCCATACTATCAGCCCAGCTTCTACCGCTTGCCCATGGTAAAGGTGTGGCTGCAAAAATTTCCTGTTTAGTCGGAACTATAATATTGATTTGTATATATTTTTCATGTGGATGATATTGTACTTCATATTTTTCTAATAATTTACGTAAGTTTGCAATAGGTCTATCACCCCGACTAAATCCAATATACGTAAATAAGTTGCCAACCCCATCTAAAGTCCCACTTACATTAGACGCTCTTGGTCCAGCTTCTATTTCTATAGTTATAGGATGAGCATCAAAAGCATCTAAAAATTTTTTGTTTATTGATTCAACTTCTTTATTTATAACACTTTTGATTTCCTTGCGGACTTGATTTTCACGCAATATTTGCTTCTGAATTTGATTAAAATCTTTTTGTGACAACTTTAACATTACGAAATTTTCTTTAACATTATAGTATAAAATTGAGAGTCAAATAATCCATGCCCTCTAAAATCGCTATAAATTGAAAATTCTTGATTATCAAATCTAATTCTTTTAGCTGCTTTTACCGTGCTGTAATCATCAGCTTTTATTTTGATTCTTACTAAACCCTCTGGAATATCGACTTTTAGCTCAGATGGTGCATTTGAATCTGTAAAGTATTGCTCATCATACCTTCTTCCGTATTGCACACGAGCCTGAACAGTGGAACTTTGCTCCGTATAAGTAACCGAAGTTGTGGCTCCAGCATTCCCGTAAATTGAATTAAACGAGTTGCTAGAGGTCGTCACCACTTCTTTTGCATCTTTAATAACTGTAATTGCACGAGCAAATGTGTCGTGCTGACTATTCATTATAGAATTTAACGCACTCTTTTCGCTACTAGATATTAAACTTGCCATAACTATATTATACACTTTTAAAAAAAATTTGGAAAAAAAGTGTAGATATAATATTATTTTATAGCATATATGTTAAAACAAATTTACTCATTTACTGTCGATGATACTCGAGAGGTTAAAGAAAAAAGCGTAGAAAAACGCAAAAATGAACAGGGTGTTGAAGAAGAAATTGAAGTTTCAAAAACTGTTAAGAAAGCCGTACCATTTGAATTTATTTTAAAAGATCCCAGTCGCCGTGAGTTAGAAGAGGCTGATATGGAGTTTTCTATTGAAATGAGTCGTTGTATCAAGAAGGGCGTTTTAACAAAAGCTATGCTTGCAAAAAAATATTCTGATACAGGTGGTTTGCTATCAGAAGGCGATGCTAACCGATTAGTTGACTTATATGCTCGATTAGCCGAATTGGAAGCTAACTACACAAAACGCACAATTAAGAATAGAGATAGCAAAAAATTATCTGCAAAAGTTAAAGAAGAGCTTGATAACTTAACAGCTCAATTAGCTATTACTCGTCGAGATATTGTGGAGTTAGAATCATCATACCAAACTGTTTTCAATCATACAGCAGACGTAAAAGCTCAAAATAGAATTATTTTATGGTATATTGTTCATTTGACCTTTTTTAAAGAAAAAGAATCCAAAGAAGAAGCTAAGCCATTTTTTGATGGAGATACTTTTGAAGATAAAGTAGATAACTATTACGCTAAAGAAGAATTAGATGATGCTTTATTTGGCGCTGTGGCTGGTAAATTAGCTTCTTTATTAAGTTATTGGTACTTTAGCAATAATACCTCTAAAGAACAATTCGATAAGATCTTAGATGATATCGACAACCCGAGCTAATGTTAATTTTAGACATATCTTCAAAGATATAGTTCAAGGGCATTCTCAAATTGCTTATCAAGATTCTTTTGCATATTTAAAGCATTTATCTGTTTTTGATCAAGTAGATATTGAAGAAGTTAAAAATCAATACTACGAACAAGCTAAAAATAGAGGTCTACCTACAAAAGCTGAAGCTTTATCTCGCTTGCGCGAAGAATTAATGTGGGGCGATAAAGAAGAATCTGAATTAAAGCAACATTATAATTATTTAGAACAAGTAGAAAAAACTAAAAAGAATCTATATCTTAAGAATGAAATAGATAGAGTTAACGAAGATATAGAAGAGTCCAAGAAAAAGATTATAACCTTAGAAGGTCAAAAAGATGAACTCTTGGGTCAAACTTGCGAAAAATATGCTGACGGCAGAGTATCAGATCATTATATCGTTAAATCATTATACGTAGACTCTAATTTAACAAATACTTATTATACTCAGGAAACTGTTGACGAAATGAATCGTCAAGAAATGCGTCAAATCGTTAAACTTTATAATGAGTGTTATTCTGTATTTAGTGATCTAAATATACAAAAAGTCATCCTGCAAGACTTTTATCAACCTTATCTTCCTTTTTGTGAAAATGTATTAAACATGTTTCAAAAACCTTTATTTGAATTATCTATGAATCAAGTAAAGTTGGTTATTTATAGCCGCATGTTTAAAAACATATTTGAAAATTATACAAAGATTCCAGATAGAATCAAACAAGATCCAGAAAAAATATTTGATTATGTTAATGCACAGGAAAAAGCTAAAGATACGTTAAAGAACTTTGATAAAGATGGAGCATCAACAATTGTCGGTGCGAAAGAAGAAGATTACGAATATTTGGGCGTCAAAGGTTCTCAACAAAATTCTCTTAGCGCTAAATTAAAAGAAAAAGGAGGAAAAATGGACATGAAAGATCTAATGGCTGTATTAAAGGGTTAAAAAAAGTGTATACTTTTTATTGAAGCTATGTCCGTTCAAATTCAGACAGTTATAGATCAGAAAGCCTTTTTAGATTCAGTTCAAAAAGGTATTAATATGGCGAACAAACGTTTGCAGAGTAGCACTAGCAAACTGAAGCTTAATATTGATGACAAGGGATTTCGTCAGCCGCTTGGTAGAATTACCGGTGATCTAAAAATGTTTGATTCTGCGCTCGCAGCTTCTAACGCTCGCGTTATTGCATTCGGTGCGTCTACAGCTGTTATTGGCGGCATTTCCAGAGCTTTCAAAGAATTAGCAAAAAGCACTATTGAAGTGCAAAAAGCTTTTACGGACATCAATCGTATTCTTAATTTATCTACCAGACAGTTTGATAAGTTTGGTAATCAATTATTTGATATAGGAAAACAAAATGCTGCAGCTTTTAACGATTTAACAAAAGCAGCTCTTGAATTTTCTCGTCAAGGTTTATCTACAAACGAAGTTTTAAAACGTACTTCTGATGCGCTAACTCTTGTTCGTTTGACAGGTATTAATGCAGAAAAAGCTGTTTCATCTTTGACTGCTACTGTTAACGCGTTTGATGGTAGCATGCTTACCACGACAGAAGCTTTGAATAAATTTGTTGCTGTTGAAACAAAGTTTGCTGTTGGTGCAAGAGATCTTGTTGAAGCTCTTGGTCGTGTAGGTTCATCGGCTCAAGATGCTAAAGTTGGATTTGATGAGTTGAATGCTATTGTTACATCTGTTCAGCAAACCACAGGTCGAGGTGGTGCTGTTATTGGTAACGCCATGAAAACCATTTTCACGCGCTTGCAACGTCAAGATACTCTTGATGCTTTGGAATCTTATGGTGTTGCCGTTAGAAATGTAGAAGGACAAACATTGCCAGCGATTCGTATATTGCAAAATTTTTCTAAAGCATATGCTGGATTACAAGATTCTAGCCAATCTTATTTAAGAGAGCAGGTCGCTGGCGTTTTCCAAGGCAACATTCTTTCTGCTGTTTTAAAAGATCTCACCAAACAAACTTCTACTTATTCTCAAGCTTTAGATATATCAACTGGAGCTACCAATGAAGCAAGTATAGCAACGGCTAAATTAAATAAAGATTTAGCAGCCATGACCAGCCAAGCAGCTTTAGAGTTTAAAAAATTACAAGAGAATATCGGCAAATCAGTTTTTGAACCTGCAGCCAGAATGATTTTATCACCTCTACTTTCTGCAATGGAAAGTTTAAATGATTTAATTGATGGCGAAGGAGCTGGCAGTGATATCGCTAATGGAATTTTAAAGGGAATTGGTAACGTACTAAGAGGTCCCGGATTAGCTGCTGCACTTGGTATTATTGGGAAGGTATTTTTAAACACTACTGGGTACATTCTCAAATCTATTCCAGCTCTTGTTGGAATTACCACAGAAACACAAAAGCGCGCAAATATAGAAAGCTTCATACAAAATGTAATGGCTAAAGAAGCCAGCATTGCTCAATCTTTGGCTGGTTATGAAGGTGATATTGCGATGCAGGCAAAAATACTTTCTCAGTATGCAGAAATGACTGCTCAAGATATGGAGCGTCAACAAAAAGCTGTTACAAATATTGCTATGCAGATGGCTAAAATGCCAAGTACTGCTGGGGCAGTTA